TGATTACCAAACCGGCTATTGTGCTGGCCGACGAGCCGACAGGCTGCTCATAGTTACTACTACAAAAAAGTCATAAAAAAATGACCTTTAAATTTCTACGATCGTCAATTTGAATTTCTTTTATAACAGATCTCCAGAGCTGGCGGCGTTCTGCCGGATCCAGCGTTTCATATACAGAGTTTAAATCCATTTTTAGAAGTTCCCGGATAGGAGCCATATCTTTTTGCGACTGGTTACGCGGGAGACTTTCCAATTCTTTAATGTATCGTTCTTTGTCCTGCTTTAATTCGTCCATTGTAATAATATCATTCACATACAAATCTTTCAGCTTGTCAATTTTTTTCAAAATAGAAGCTCTCCGGGAATCATAGTCAACAACCTTTGCAGTTGTAATCTCATAGTCTGCAATATATTTTTGCAGGAGATCTTTGATATTTGATAGTAAATATCTTTCTATGTATGATTCAAATATTATTTTACGGTTAACGCAACGCTTGTTAGGATAGGCTCCATGACAGCGATAAAAAGGATATTTATAATATCCGTCCCCGTTTCGCTTTTTGATTTTACGCATGGCACCAGAGAAAGCCTGACCGCAATGAGCACACCGAAGCAGACCACTAAATACATAGCTATATTTCTGACTGACCTTAATATTGATAGCAAGAAGCTCTTGCACACGTTCAAACAGATCTGCCGAAACAAGGGCAGGGCAATAGTGATCGTTATCCCGAAACACCCCAATATATTTCTTATTCTTTAAAACAGATTTTTTGAGGTTGTCCTGAGACATAATGATTCCCATGTCACGTTCCAGATGGGAAATAGTCTGATTTAGGGAACCGCATTCAGCATAGAACTGAAAGATATGTAGAACTTTATCTGCGTCCTGGTTAAGTACCAGGTGCTTGTTTTCGATAGAATAACCAAGAGGAACTTTTCCGGATAAAACTTCCCCTTGACGGTATTTATAATCAAACACATCCCGGATCCTGACGGAATCATTCTCCGCTTCCAGCTCTGCAAAGGTCATGGACTGAGCAACGAAAGCCCGACCATGCGGTGTCGTAGTATCAAAATACGGCTGATCGACAGCAAGCCAGTCACAATGATTCGCTTCGAGAATCGCCTGCGTATTCAGGTAATGTCGGAGACTGCGGAACCAGCGGTCAAGTTTAGTAAATATAATCAGATCTATGCGTCCGAGTCGGACATCATCAAGAAGCTGCTCAAAGTCCCCACGCTTGATTTTTCTCCCACTGATTCCATCATCAATATAAGTTCCGGCCAGAACCATGTTCTCTTTAGAATCTATGTAATTTTTGCAGGTGGAGAGCTGTTCGTCAATGCTGTCTCCTTTTTTTGCCTGCCGGTCCGTAGATACACGTACATAAATAGCAACATTTGTTATACTCATAACCTATCACTCCTTAAAATGGGTATAAAAAATACACCTTTGCAGGCGTATCAGTTCGTGCTATAATCAAATTGTTCAGAAAAGATTGTAGCATCAACTGATAGCTGCAAAAGATTCACACAAAGTCGTCTTGGTGCGCCAACACCGGGGCGATTTTTTATTTACAGTGTTCGAAATAATATACTAACTGTTCCTCTTTTGTCATATCTCCAGATATATCAGCCGTATCTTTATTTTCATAATCTTCAATATAATTTCCAGGCTCATTATAAGAAAAATAATGACCATCAGTGAGGCTAATCAAAATAGGACCGGACTCAGGACAATATATACAGGAGCTTAGACTGTATTTGGAAAGAACATCATTCGAGCTGTTCTCACCTTTTGCATAATTAAAAGAAATTGTTAAATAGTCACCCGATTCTTTTTTATATTTTTGAGCGGTACATCCATCTGTAAAAGCGACCTGTAACTCACGACTACCATTGTATTTTTCTTCTGAATATGGGAGTTCGCTGTCCTCTATTAACAAAACAACATCTGAGTATGACATATCAGGCGTGATCGCCAAATACAAGGATTGAAGACCATCCAAAGTGTAACCTGATAAAAGATTGTCAGCAGAATCTACTGTCTGATCTTGGTCAGTAACATTTTTGGAGCTGGCCCATACAGGAACCGGAGAAGCTGCCATAATTCCACACAGCAGCAGAGCGAGCATTTTCTTTCTCATGTAGTGCCTCCTTAAATGGAAAAATTTACCGGTAGTATTATGATGAACCTCCACTTTATAATGTTTCCTGCACCCAGCTGTTACTAATAACGGGAAGGTGTGGGAACAATGATGAAAAGAAAATACATACATTATGGCAACTGTAAAATATATGCTTTGTATTATCACAGCAACAATACTATATATATTAATCTTAACTTTAAATGGGGAACTCAAATCATAATACTTAAATAGTTAGTTGCAGCTGGGTGTGTTTCACCCAGCATTTGAATTTTCATCACCTGTAACAGGTGGGTGCATAATTTCTAATTCTTCTGGGCTGTCTGGAGCACCACCAGCACCCATAAGATTCTCTTTAAAGTGATTCAGGATCTGTCTCCGGATCGCTGGATCGATTTCAAAATAAGTCTTAATGATTTCCTTTTCAAGATCTGTCGCATTATGCTGCACGGCAAATTCATCAAGACTGAATGTCTCTGGTTGTATGCACATAGGTTCTGTGCCATTTCGCAACCATTCTTCTGTAACTCCAAATTCTGTAGAAATTAATTTTATTATATGTTCTTTTACTTCTACACGTCCACGTTCCAGATTGTTGATTACATCTCCACTAACTCCAATGCGTTCGCCAAAGGCTGCGCGAGACAGACCTTTTTTCTCACGCAACAACCGTATACGTTCGTTCAAATCAATACCTCCTTTCTGCTTAATAAAAATATAACACGTTAAAATTGGTTAGTCAACCAAAAAAGAACGAAAAATTTAATACAAATGGTTGACATACCAAAATATGCATGATATATTTAGTTAAACAACCAAATAAAACCAAATGGCAAACCAAAAAGGAGCACAACATAAATGGCAATCACAAGAGAGGTAGATACGGATGTATATTGCGATATTTGCGGCAAATGGGTTATGGGCTGGAGATCCGACAATGATGGAGTTAGCAGGGCATGGGCCGCTAAGTATGCGAGAAAGAAAGGATGCACAGTTGGAAAGAAAATCATCTGTAAAGAGTGCAGGATAGAGAAGCGGATCCAGACATGCAGCATACAGCAAAAGATTGGAAGCGCAGGAAGAGACAGCGATGGAACCTGTATGGGATTCGGAGGTGAAGCATCAGATGAACCACTGGAAAAGTGTAAACAGTGTATAGCATGTACATCATACCAATGGAAAGAAGAATAGCCGAAACGGTCAACAATGACCGTCTGGACACGATGGCAACGTGTTCACTGATGAGGTAAGCCAGAAAGGGGCGAAAGATATGTCACAGAAGAATATGGAAGTAATGTTAAGCATGGAAGACAAAGCCGAAGCCGAAGAACTGACAGCGTTTCTGCAGTCTGTAAACATCACAAAGCAGACACTGATGGATACATTCCTGAAAGGCGTCAAGGTGGGCGCAAGCATGTCGGCTCAGAAAAAGCCGGCATAAGGGAGGGACGACCTTGATTGAAAGATGGAAAGATATTCCAGGATATGACGGAAAATACCAGGCGAGCACAGAGGGGAACATCCGGAGAACTTTGAAATCCGGACAGTTTCGCAGCATGACTCCCTATCACAAAAAAATGAAAGGGAGTCAGCGCCTGGTTGTGAAGCTCACAAAAGACGGAAAAGCGAAAGAGGAGATAGTTCTCTCCCTGATTGCAAGGACGTTTTTAGGACCTGTTCCTGACGGTGCGGTTCCGTATCATAAGAACGGAATGCAGTCTGAGAATCACATAAACAATATAGCATACATACCCAGACAGGAACTTGGAAAACTGACCGGTTACAGTTCCAGAAATAAAATAGTCGTGAAATTGGACAGTTGCGGACAGGATGTGGAATATTACAGATCTGCGAGAGAAGCAGCGAAAAAGAATTTTTTGAGTCGACAAGCTATCACTGATCGTTGTAACGGGAAAACAAAACGCGGACCGGCTCCGGATGGATACGAATATGCCTGGGACAACAGCGAAGCAAGCCGACGCAAAGCAATAAGACGCCTGGAGCTGGCTGGCGGATATACACCAATGCCGACAGCTCCTGCAGTAGAATTTGAGTTTTAGGAAGGGGAAGAAGATGGAAACGCAAGGAACATTCAATACGGTAAGATTTTACGAAACCCTTGCCATGATCCTCTCAAAGAAGCATGGCGTTGACATCACCGTAAAGGTGAAAGAGAAGCCAAAGGAGAAAGAGGAAACAGCATAAGGAGGCAGAAATGGAACGAAAAGTAATCACATCAATGCTGACAGGGTATCTGATCTCAATGCTGCCGGTTTGGGAGATCGGCAGCAGGATCCAGGCGATTATGCTTACACTTGCGATAAGCGTGTGCGCATTCATATTCATGCTCTGGATTGAAGATATATTCGAGAACATAAAAAAGACTCTCACGTTGGCAGACGTGGGAGCCAAAAAGAAAAAACAACTTTTGTAAATAGTATAAGGAACCTGAAAAGAAATGTCAAGGAGGATTATATGCTTAAAAGTGATTTTAATGGATATGAAGAGTTTATGAAGAAAATAGGAGAAGCAACAAAGGAGGCTGGAAGCGGTGAGCTGCTTAAACTGGTGTTTGAAAGACAAACAATGTGGTTGAACAAAATTGCAGACGCTATTTTTCCAGCACCAGACGGAGATATGCCGTTTATTATCAATGCGCTTGAGATAATCGCAAAAGATATGCGAAAGGATAATCCGGAAACAGAATTAGTTGTAGCGCATTTCAGAGAGGCAATGGAGTTCGAGGCACACCACATTGATGCTCCAGGGAATATGACGGAAGCAGCAGCGAAAACATATTGTGAAGTCAAGAAAAAACAGCACGGTATTATGTAAACTAAATGAGCTGATATACATGCAACAAATGTCAGCTCAGAATCATGTGTAACGATCTTTATATCATTGTAATGCCGGATCCTTGAAAACTCAAAAAAGCAAGCCTAAAAGCAGGGGAGAGAAACCCCTGTTGCAAACTTGCTAGAAGTATTAGAGATGGATTCAAAAGGGGACTTATATGAGCTACAAAAGTATGAGAATGAGGTTCCGGAATGTCATAGAGGTGTATGAGTATCATACAGCAAGGTATGGAGCACCGGAACAGAAGAGGCAGGAGAAGAAGAAAGCCACCCCGGAGCAGATGAAGAAGAGAAACCAGTATAACCGGGAGAGGCTGGCGCGCTGGAAGCTCCGGAACAATTTCGACGTGGATGATTATTTCTCCAGACTGTCATATGCAATAGACAAGAGACCGGCGTCCATGGAAGCAGCAAAGGAAGACTGGAAAACATTCCTGCAGGTTCTCCGGAGAGAATACAAGAAACGGGGAGCAGAGCTGAAATGGATGCGCAACATTGAGGTAGGCACAAGAGGAGCCTGGCACATACACATCATAGTGAACAGGATTCCGGATACCGACATCATTTTGCGAAAGGCATGGCCGCATGGACAGGTGGAAAACAAACTCATGTATGAAAAAGGTGAGTTTGCTGATCTGGCAGCGTACATAACAAAGACACCGGATACAGAGCCAAGGTTGAGGGAGGCGAGTTATTCAGCGTCGAGGAACCTGCCAATTCCGGAGCCGGATGAAAAAGTGCATAAGCACTGGGAGACATGGGGAAAAGTCAGAATCCCGAAAGGGTGGGAAGTGGAAAAAGACTCTTTTCACGAAGACATCAACAGCGTGACCGGTCAGCCATACCGCACATATACACTGATCCGCACGAAGAGACTGCCAAAGAAGCAGGAACAGAAAAAGAAAGTAAAGAAAAAGAGGGAATAAGGGCATGAAAGTAAATATATATCTGGAGACGGACAAGCAAAACCAGGAATGCACCTGGCGAAAATACGGATATGTACTTGAAGCCATGGCCGGAAGATGCATACCAGTAACCCGTGTAGGGTTCGGATCAGCAGAGGGAACATATCACAAGTGCAATCTGCAGGCGCTAGAAGAAGCTCTTGTACGATTCCACAAAGAATGTGAGGTATGCGTATATACAAAAAGACGCGTTTGTTGCAGCACGGATCCTGAAAATAGATGAAATGGCAGCAACAGATTTCAAAGATACAAAAGGCAAACCGATAAAGAACGCTAAGGAATGGGAGAGTATCTGCAGAAAGATAAAAGAGTGTAGCATCGTGATATCCTCTCACTCTGGAAAGCACACATACTCCGTATGGATGCAGGAGGAAATGAAAAAAGATGGAGGAGATATGGGGAAAGGGATGGAGCCTGAGACCAGAACAGAACCCGGCTGACATGGAATACATAGGCACGATCACTAGATCAGGATATAAATTCACGTATTACAAAGACCAGAAAGGAGAAATTTATTTTGACAGCGAGCCAGAGAACGGCAAACCCGAATGGATGCGCCGAGCCGACGAAGAAAGAGGACGACGGAATAGACACAAACATTGAAGCTCTGGAAGAATACATCTGTGACAATATCTGCAGATACAGAGAAGAAGATTTAAACCAGGAGGAACTGGATTATTTCTGCCATTACTGTGAACTGCAGAAGCATACAGACGGGATCAAAGCAGAATATGACAAGATCAATCACTTTGACCATAGCCAGGCTATGAAACTTATGGACAGGTACAAGCATATTGTACTCTGCGAAGAATGTGAGTACAGATATTACTCAGAACCAGAAAACATAGGCTATTGCCAGTGTGTAGAGGGAATATGCAGAAAACTGAAACCAGGGGACGGATGTAGCTGCGGAAAAAGAAAAGAATAACAACAAGAAAAGGGGAAAATTATGAGAACAGTAGCGGTTATTAACTTAAAAGGCGGAGTGGCTAAGACGATCACATCAAACAGCATTGCGTACATCCTTGCAAACCAGGGATACAGAGTGCTCCTGCTTGACAACGATAAGCAAGGGGATGCATCGAGAGGATTGAACCGACGCACCCAGGATGGAGAGGGCATTGACAGGATCATGACGACGCGGCATCCGGAAGACTGGATGCACAAGCTCATCAAAAAAACAGATTTTGAGAATCTGGACGTGCTCCCGGCAAACATGCGTCTGCTTACAGCAAATCAGACGGTCATGCTGGATCAGACACGCCCGCAGCAGTATCGTATCAAGAACGCACTCGAATGTGTCAAGGATCTGTATGATTTCTGCATCATTGACAACGCACCGGATATTAATATCTCCACGATCAATGCGCTGACAGCGTGCAATGATGTATTGATTCCTGTCGAAATCGACGACAACACCGGAGAGGGACTACCGGAGCTTGTCAATCAGATCCGGCATACGCGAGAGGACCTGAACGAAGATCTTGAGAATTATTGGATCTTTATCACGAAATACGACAGAAGAAACGAAGCGCAGCGACAAGGGCTGGAGCTGATCCAGGCAGCAGAATACCCGATGTTAAAAACACGTATCAGATATTCCAGAAAAGTATCAGAGTGTACATACGCGAGAATCCCGATTCCGAAGTACTCACCGAGATCTTTAGCTGCAAAGGACTATGAGGACCTTGTAACAGAGTATATTGCAGAGCTGAACATATCAGGAGGTGAGGAGTAATGGCTTTTAACCTTGCCGATATGGTTGCGAAACGTCCGAAACAGATACAGGAAGAAAACTCAAGTGATACGGTGTACAGAGACGTGTTCAAACTAATCCCATCGAAAGCGAATTTTTACGGGGTCAAGCCGGAGAAACTGCAGGGATTGAAAAACTCTATACTGCTGTTCGGAGTGATGCAGGATGTCCTGATCGAAGAGAGGGACGGAGAGGATTACATAATTTCCGGACACTGCCGGACAATGTGCTGCAGGATGCTGGTAGAGGAGGGACATGAAGAGTTTCGAAAGATAAACTGCAAATATACAAAAGTAAAAGATAATGCACGTAAGAATTTGATTGAGGAAAACTGCATTAACGGTTCGGCAACAAGGGAAAATGACGACGCAATATCAAAGTTGCTTGAACGCCTGTCTGTTATCCAGGCGAACCGGTTTAGAGATAAATCGGACTGGGAGAAGATGCGAGAGGCCCTGGATACCGAGGAGATCATAAAAGAACTAAAAAACCTTGCTGGACTGAAAGGCAAAACAAGAGACATCGTACGAGAAACGATCGGCGTATCCGGAACACAGATGGAAAGATACCACGCAGTCCAGAAAAGACTCAGTGCTGAATGGATGGCAGAGTTTGAGGCGGAGAAGATCAACATCACCGTGGCCCGTGAGCTTGCTGATCTGGATGAAAAATACCAGAAGCAGGCTATGGAGCACTACATGGAGCACGACATCATAACGCAAGCGGAAGTAAGAGCTTTTAAGAAACTCCAGAAAGACAACAGAGACATTCCGGGACAGTTCACACTTGCACAGGCAACCGGGCAGCAGAGACCGCCTGCAGATACCAGACCGGTTGAACTGGAACTGCAGATAGAGAGATTTTTCGAATCACTGAACACAAGCGAGAGAAACAGAGTCTTTAAGTGTGACGTAAGAATGGCAGCATATTTAATCAGCATCCGACACAAAGACGCAAGAGTACAGAACGGTCACCTGAACTACATAACAGATCGTAATGGAATCACATTCAATCCGGATACGGATCAGGAACATGTTGCAGCATGGATGGATCTGGCCAAGGACTTAGTGAAGAGATACGGAAAGAAACAGAAGCCGGTGAAAATGGTGCCTGTAGATGCTCCAGAGGAATCACAAAGAAAACTTACAGAGCCAGAAGCAGTCAAGGCATTTTGTGAAACTTATCCGACAGCACTGAAAACAATCATGAGAATATGCAGACGCTGCGATACGAACGGAGAAGCCGCAAAAGCCGTACAACTGGAACTTGCCCCACATGGCTATAGTGGATACTCGGGAAGAAAAGTAGACTGCACATTTTTTAGCTTTACAGCAGGATTGGAAATTACGGTCAAGAAAGAGACCGTGAGAATGAAATACGAGAGCTTGATCGTGTGTGCAAAGAACCTTTATGATCCATTTGCACCGGAATTTGACGCAGAAGAAAAAGAACCAGAGGCAAAGGATGAATTGCCAGGACCGGCAAAATGTATCACCGGTCAATCTGGAAGCGGATTCTGCGGAGGAGCTGCTTACTGCAACAAAGAGTATGATTGTTGCGCTCAGTGTCCAGATAATTGTAACGGCCGCTGCGGATGGATTCCGGAAAAGCAGCAGGAACATATTGTTGAGGTCAACAAAATGGTCACCAACTGGCCGGAAACGCTGAAAGACATTCCGGTACCTACAGACACCGAGATCACCGGATATCTGTACGACGAAGAAAGAAAACTCCGAAAATTTGAAAAAGACAAAGGATTACCGTATATGACGATCCAAAAACAGCAGCTGATCGTCGCCGGTCTCCGACTTCTCAAAAATATAGTTGAAAATCAGGAGGGATAAAAGATGCAGGAAAAGGCGCTTGTTGTTCACATAGAGTTACACAAAGAAGTAGTAAAAAACGCCTGGATACGCTGGACGAGCTGAGAGAAAAAGCAGAAGAGGCACGGCTAGCAACGAACCGGAGTAAGAGGTTCACAAGCAAGCTGATGGGCTGCTATGAGTTCGATACAGAGAAATATAACAAAGCGTTGGAAGAAATTGACGAAAAAGAGAATCTGACAGACAAGCAGTGTTCAAAGTTGATTAGAGAAGCGATGGTGAAGCACCTGAAAATTGTAGTGGACCCGGAGCAACTGAAAGAATTGATTCAGGAATACATTGACGAGGAAGCATCCGACGAGCATTTAGACATTGCGAGAGCAACCCTGAAAGAACTGAAACAGATCCAGGTAGTGTTGAAAGAACGGTGAAATGGAGGAAGAAAATGGAGAAGACATGTAAAACTTGCATAGAAAATGATTGTGGACTCTGCGATCGCACCGGCCGTCTGGTAGAGGACGACGATCAGTGCGAGAAATGGGTAAGCAATCAACCAGAATGGAAAACGAAAATGATGCAGACGTTCCTTGCAGGACATTATGGAGGACGAAATGGTCAAAAAACTGTATGAGGTGAGAAACAGATCCGGCGATCTGATACTAGAGAATGCAACAAGCGGAGAAATCAGAGAAGCGCTACATTGCACAACCGCCCAGGTCAACAACGCCAGAACATCCGGGGATCACATATTCGGAGAGTACGAAGTAAAAGAAGTTGACAGGAAATTAAGCAGAAAGGTAGATTTTGACCTGCTGAGAGAATTTGAGTCCGTCTGCGATCAGTTGTTAGGCAGCAGGAAAGGAAAGAAATGAATAAGAGACAGAAAAAGAAACTATACAAGCAGAAAATCGGCAAAAATCCGCCGAAGAAAATGAAGTATTCCGGGAAAAGCTATCACCGGGCAATAAACAAGCCGTGGGGAGGAAAGAAAACGACAGTAAACTACTCCTGGGACTGCGAGAAGCTGAAAGAAATTGTAACACAATTCACAAAAGCATGGGACGGTAACAGGGCAACGATAAAAAAGGCAGCGGATGCACTGATAAAACTGTTTGCAGGCATAGGAATCAACATTTCCGAAGTTCCGGAAAGTTCATACGCAGTAAATACGAGAAATGTGGTAAATACAACAAAAACATTGACAGCACACCGCAGAAAAAGAGGTGAATGGAATTGAACTATGCAACAGCAGAGGCGAAGGACAACAGAGAGAAGATTCTGAGATTCATTGCTAAATATATAAAACGGCACTGCTATCCGCCGGCTATTTATGAGATCGCGGCAGATACAGGACTGTCAAAAGCAACGATCAGACGACATATAACAATGTTGCTGGAGGATCACATTCTTGAGACGGAACATCCAGGAGACTCAAGAGCATATCGTATCAAAGACACAAAAATAGTGATGGTAAAGGAGAAAAAGACACATGGAAATGATAATTCAAAATGAAACCGGTAATTTTACGCTGCATGTACGGATCTCAGATTCGAAAGAATATGATTTCCTCAAAGATGTGACAGAGCTGGCACGAAAGTATGATTTCGAAAACGATGATTTTATTGAACTTGAAGATCCGGAAAAGGAAACAGATCAGGTACCGGAGACAACGATTAGTGAAGCTGCAGAAGAATACAAAGGATTTTTACATATTCGTTGCGAAGAATGTGGAGAGACAATCTCGTACAACGCAAAAGAGCCAGAGACACAGCACAAATGTAAGAAATGCGGACACGTAACACAGCTTAGAGCTTTAAAACCAATGTATGCAGAGTGCAAAGCCTGCGGAAGTTTATGGAAGTACATGACAAACAGAAACACTGCAGAACTGACGCAGGAATGCTTACAGTGCGGAAATTTGATCGACATGGAAATGAACTCACGCCGCACAGCGTATGTAACAAAAACGAAACGGGGGGGGCAAGACCTCAAGGAAGTAGATTCAAAAGGAGAAAATGATGAATAAAGTAATTTTGATGGGACGTTTAACCAGAGATCCGGAAGTGCGCTACGCTTCCGGAGATAACCTGGCAATTGCCAGATATACACTTGCAGTAGACCGGAGATTCCATCGTGACGGAGAAGCAACCGCAGACTTTATCAATTGCGTGACTTTTGGCCGTGCTGCAGAGTTTGCAGAGAAATATCTGCGACAGGGAACTAAAATCGCTGTTTCTGGACGCATTCAGACCGGCAGTTACACGAACCGAGATGGACATAAGGTCTACACAACAGAGATTGTAGTTGAGGAACAGGAATTTGCAGAGGGAAAGAACGCCGGATCCGGCAGCAGTCGCCCACAGCCAGCTCCTGAAACAGATCCAGACGGTTTTATGAATATTCCGGAGGGAATAGAGGAAGAAATGCCGTTTTGATGAAAAGGAGAAAAAACATGACGAGATTAACTAAAAGAAATGGTAGAAATATCACATATAACGAAAAACGAGAATTTATATGTTCACATTACTGCAATAACTGCTCACGTGGAACTGGTGATTGTGAAATTTTGAAAACCATGATTGAAAAACTTGCTGATTACGAAGACGCGGAGGAAATGAAAGAAAATGGATGCTAAAGAGGCAAAAGTGATTGCAAACCAGAAGAGACAGACAAGCTGGCTGAAAGATTATCATACAAATTATAAGGAAAAGCTGGAGGAACACAGAAATGCAGTCATTTCCGAAACAGAAAAAGAAAAAACGAGCTAAGAAGAAAGAACCAGAGAGACCGAGTATCATGCACAGCAGAGAAAGCGGCACTTGTTATCTCTGCATTATGCTGCACAATGACTACAGACGACATCCGGCGCTCCAGGAGCATCACATTTTTGGAGGGCGTCCGAATCGGACACATTCAGGACACTATGGACTGAAAGTATATCTCTGCAATGTGCATCACTTGGCAGGGACAGGGCCGGAGGCAGTACATTCAAACCAAAAGGTCATGGACATGCTGCATGAAGAGGGACAGAGAGTTTTTGAGGACCGATTCGGCAGCAGGGAAGAGTTTATGGAGATTTTTGGAAAAAATTTTATCATGGAGGATCACAAACATGATGGACATTAACGACGTTAAGAAATTAATTGACAATGTAGCACATAGACCGTTTTTCTGTAGTGATACAGAGATTACGACAGATAATGGTTATGTGATTACCACAAAAGAACATTATGAGAGATTACGCAAATGCAGATTATGTCGAGTGAGAGGAAGAAAGGCTATATTTCACAGATGGACAGAAATTGCAACAGTTGTTGAACCGTCGCTACTGGTGGGCGGAAGTCCAGGAGGACAAACAAATATTACACTTGCCATTGTGGAATATAAAAACGGAAAAGTAGAACAGGTATATCCGGGAGAAATAAAATTTCTGGACACACAAGTAAACTGGCCGGAGCAAGAGAAATAATTAGCTTTAAGGAGGGCAGACATGCCAAACGTGAGACCGCTGAACAGAAAGAAATATAATATATCAAAGAGAGCTTTTCAGACCGCATACAACTATTGCTTGCAGTATACAGAGTGGAAAGAGGAGCTGGCCGTAAAGAGAGACACAAGAGCCGGACAGAATCTGACTGGACAGCCGGGATCACATAACTGTTCTGACTCAACTGCTGACGCAGCCATGGAAGCGGCCGAGATCACACACAAGATAAAGAAGATTGAAGACGCAGCCATGGAAGCAGTCGGAAAAGAAAAAGAGCTATATCCATATCTACTGCATTACGTGACAACAGAATACTGCACATTTCAGACCATGAAAGCCAGAGGCATTCCATGCGAGAGATCATACTTCTACGAAATGCGTAGGAGGTTTTACAGTATCATAGCAAGGAGGATTAAATGATAGAATGCGATAAATGCAAAGCCCAGATGGAGCAGACCGTAAAGGAAGAACATATACCAGAGACAGAACTGGACATTCAATACATTCAGTGCGAACAGTGCGGAAAGAAGTATATTGTACTGTTAAAGGATAACAAGACGAAAGGAATGCTGATACGGATCAGGAACATGCAGGCAAGGTACAGACGTATGTTCGGTAAAAAGAACATTGCGGAAGTAGAAATGTACAGAAAGAGTATGGAGAACTTCCAGAAAGCAATACAGAAGTACCAGGCACAGCTGAGAAACAATAACAAAGACAAGATAAAGGAGTATCTGTAATGCGGTACTCGAAGGACAAAATAAGTGATATATTGATAACGTGGTATTCAGGAAAGCCACAGAATAATCGTTCCCCGCGAGAGAGGGCTTGCTATATGCAGGCCCTCTTTTGAGTTAGGAGGAATATGACGCAACAGGAAACAGAGTTCGTGCGCTGGTGCGTAGCGAACGACATACACAGGTTCTATGTGTGGACCAGGTGGAAACAGGTCAGGCAGCAGGTGTTGAAGATGGATCACAATGAATGCCAGAGGTGCAGAGAACATCACAGATACACAGCAGCCACGACAGTACACCATGTAAACTACGTGAAGAGACATCCTGAGATGGCTCTGGACATATGGTATGAGTGGCATGGAGTGAAGAAAAGAAACCTTATAAGCCTTTGCCATGAGTGCCATGAAGCAGTGCATGGTTACAGAAAACCACAGAAGCAGGAACCGCTGACAGAGGAACGCTGGGACTGATACCCCCGGTCGAAAAATTTGCGATTTTTGGCGGCCGGCCGGAGACCGGTGGGTGGCCTCGACAAATCTGCGAAAGGTCGCACATGATGAAAAAATAAAAAAATAGGGGTGAAAAAATGGCCGAAAAAAAAGCGGATATATTAGAAAGCTTAAAAGAGCAATTGCGAAAAAAGCAGGCAGATATATCTGTATTTAATGACCTTTTAGACGACTATATGACCCTCTATGATGTCAAAAAGAAGCTGAAAACCGATATCAAAAAGCGTGGCGTGACCTACGAAACTATGTCCGCAAGTGGCAAGGCGAAGATTGTGAAACAGAATCAATCTGTCAAAGACCTCGTGGCCGTAAACAAACAGATGCTCATGATACTGGAAAAGCTGGAATTGACAACAAAAGAAACGATCAAGGGGGATGATGATGAGGAATTGTGATCCACGCATTGAGGCGTTCATGGAGGCCGTCGAGTCTGAGAAGATCAGGTCTTCCAGGGATGTTAAAGCACTGGTATCACATGTCCGAAAATGTTTTGAAACCGAAGACATATATGTAGACAGCGAGCAATTAACAAAATACATAGGGATCGCTAAGTATTTCCCGTTCGAAACGCTGTTTCCCTGGCAGATCTTTGTAGTAGGACTACATGATTGTACATACTGGAGAGTATCAAAAACACCGCGCTGGCCGGATCTGTTTTGCATGTTAGGGCGAGGAGCAGGAAAAGACGGTACGATTGCCTGGGAAGCTGCCTGTCTGGTAAGCCCATACAACGGAATCCGCGCATATGACGTCGATATATGTGCAAACAATGAGGATCAGGCGCTGAGACCGTTAAAAGACGTGGTTGAGGCTCTGGAAATGCCAGAGCACACCAAAAAACTGAAAAAGTTTTACAAATGGAGTTCTGAAAAAGTTGTTGGTATAAAAACAAATTCAGCGATTTTGGGAAGAACGAACAATCCATCTGGAAAAGACGGTATGCGTTCGGGATTGGTAGTATTTAACGAGATACATCAGTACCAGGATTACAAGAATATCGAGGTATTCACGACCGGTTTAGGAAAGAAACCACATCCACGCCGGTCCTATTACACAACACAGGGAGACGTAAGAGAGGGACCTCTGGACGATATTCTTGAAACAGCAGAGGAGATCCTTTTCGGAGATATGCCGGATAACGGCCTGCTGCCGTTTATCTGCCGATTGGACAGCAAGGAAGAAGTACACGACGAAAAGAACTGGGAGAAAGCAAACCCATCTCTGCCGTATCTTCCGACGCTTATGGGCGAAATTCGGAAAGAATACCGGGATTGGCTTGCACATCCGGAACGCCTCTCTGCATTTATGACAAAACGAATGAACATTCCATCTGGAACGGTTGAGATAAAAGTCTGCTCATACGAAAAAATTAAGCTCACGAACAGAGAAATACCGGATTTGGATGGATGGATCTGCACATGTGGAATTGACTTTTCAAAGATTACGGACTTTGTTTCCGTAAATTTGCATTTCAGAGACGAAAATAACCGGTATGACATCAATCGATCCTGGTTATGCAAACAGTCAAAAGATATTCCACGAATAAAAGCACCACTTGCGGAGTGGGAAAGAAGAGGTTTGTTGACGATTGTTGACGACGTAGAAATACATCCGGAAGTAATTGTTGATTATATCCAGCTTGCAATGACACAGTATTGCATCAAGGGTATCGCGATAGATGATTTCCGATATGCGCTGCTTGCAGGAGCACTCAGAGAAATCGGCTTCGATGCAAAAACGTACAAAAATCTAAAACTTGTAAGACCGTCAGACATTATGAGGGTTGCAACAGTGATAGATAGTTGCTTCGCAAATGACAATTTTATCTGGGGAGACAATCCAGTGCTCCGCTGGGGGACGAACAATACAAAAATGATCCCATACGGGCGAAAACCGGGAAAAAAAGATGATGCAGACATAGGAAACTATGTTTACGGGAAAATTGAAGCAAAAAGCAGAAAAACAGACCCGTTTATGGCACTTGTCGCATCAATGACAATAGAGGACATGATTCCATACGCACAGACGGCAGCAGTGCCTGACATTGGAGTAATGACTTACTGAAAGGAGGTGAGGAAGGTTGGGATTTTCATTCAGGAATCTGATACGGGGAAAGCCGGAACCAGAACAGTCGGTTGAAAATGCGTCTCGAATTGAGATTGCAGACAATCCGATTGAGAGCATAATGACAGAAATCTATCTGAGGGAATTGGCTTTTCAGAGAGCGATTCAGATTCTTGCAAAAATGTTAGGAAAATGCGAGATTCGTACATTCCTGAATGGTGACGAAATATTCCGGGATGAATATTATACCTGGAACTATGAACCAAACAGAAACCAGAACAAGCAGCAATTTTTTGATAAGCTAATCGAAAAAATGTTCAGAAACGGAGAGGCGTTGGTTGTTGCTGGAATAGATGGACAGCTCTACGTAGCAGATTCGTTCTGTACAACCAGAAGCGCATTGTACGGGAACACGTACAGCCAGGTGCAGATTGATGATTATACTTTTCAGAGGTTGTTTAGATCCACAGATGTTCTGTATCTAAAACCGAACTGGAAAAATGTAAATACGATACTGCAGGGGTTATATGGATCCTATGCGAAGCTGATCCAGTACGGAGCAAAGACCTTTATGCAGTCGCATGGATCAAAAGGAACTCTGGACATATCAGCTGTAGCCCAGAACGCAAAAAACTTTGATGATACTCTCAAAAAGCTGCTGAATGATTATTTTAAGACATTCTTTGAAAGTGAAAATGCAGTTCTGCCACTGTTCGAAGGATATACATTCACAGAAACGAACAGATCAAAGAACTACAATGAAACAACAACAAGAGACATAAAAGCACTGTATGATGATGTATTCGACTTTACAGCGAGGGCAATAGGAATCCCTCCGTCAATCCTGAAAGGGGACGTGCAGGACAACAGCAAGGCAATAGACGAACTACTGACTGTTGCACTGGATCCATTAGCCGGATCCTTAGAAAGCGAAATCAACCGCAAAAAATACGGGAAAGCCGTATTGAAGGGCAGCCGCTGCATGGTAGACACGTCACACGTTAAGCATGTCGACATATTCAGCAATGCGACGCAGATTGACAAGCTGGTACAGTCTGGAACGCATACGATCAACATGATCCTGCGCGCAATGGGACAGCCGCAGATTAATGAGGAATGGGCGAACCAGCATTTTATTACAAAGAATTACAGCACAGTACAGGATTTATTGAACAGCCTGGAAGGAGGTGGAGAAAATGGCGGGAATGGAAAAAACACAGAATAAAACAAATTACTGTTTTAAGCAGGCAGCAGATCCGGCGGTACATTTGCTATACATTTATGATGATGTATCAGCGTATGGAGAATTTGACTGGAAAACATGGTCATATACCGAAAGCGAGACTTCTGCAAAGTATTTCCGCGATCAGCTTGCGGCAATCCCGGAAGACCATACGATTGAATTACATATCAATTCAAATGGCGGATCTGTAAAAGAGGGAGTAACTATCTACAACCTTTTGAAGCAGTCCGGAAGCCATGTAAAAGGAATCGTTGATGGAGTGGCGTATTCCGTAGCTTTTGTGATTTTACAGGCATGTGACGAAAGAATCATGGGCGTAGGAACAACAGCACTGATCCACGAACCATGGGTAACTGCATCCGGAAATGCAAGAGAGCTGAGAAAGACAGCGGATGATCTTGACGTACTTACGGCAAGCAATCGGAAAATCTTCCTTGAGCGTTCAAATCTGGAAGAACAGCAGCTTGCAGACATGATGGAAGCAGAAACCTTCCTGACTCCGGATGATTGTCTGGAATATGGCCTGATCGACAAGGTAGAGGATTACGGACACGCGCCAGAGGGAGACATGACAAAAGAAGGAATGCAGAAACGTCTCCAGGAAGTTATGCAGCATATGAAAGATACGAAGTCTTTCAGAGAACAGCTGGAGCTTATGCAGAAAGGACAGAAACCCGAACCGGGAAAGAAACCGGAAGAACCAGAGAAACACACACTGCAGGGATTTCTGCAGGGATTCAAAAAAGGAGAGTAAAATGAAAAATAAAGATTTTGCCGCATTAAAGAGAACGGAAATCCTCAACAGAATGAATGCTGCTGTTGCGGAGAATAATTCAGAAGCGTTTTCAAAAGCATATTTGGAATTATGCCAGGATATCGAGGAGAACGTGCTTGAACAGGCGAAAGAGCTTGTAAATCAGAGTGATATGAATGTGCTTGCACAGAGGGGTGTACGTCAGCTCACAAGCGCAGAGAGAGAATATTACGAGAAAGTAATTGACGCAATGAAATCTTCGGATCCAAAACAGGCTCTCAACAATATTGAGACTGTTTTCCCGGAGACAATCATTGATTCTGTATTTGAAGAACTGACAACAAATCATCCGCTGCTTTCAAAATTAAATGCGACAACTGTAACTGGTCTCACAAGAATGATGTTGAACACAAACGGAGAGCAGAAAGCAGCATGGGGCAAACTCAGCAGCAAGATCATTGAAGAACTGACATCCGGATTCAAGGAAGTAGATGTAACTCAGGATAAACTGAGCGCATTCCTGCCAGTATCAAAAGCTATGCTTGATTTAGGCCCTGCATGGTTAGATAACTACGTGCGTCAGGTACTCACAGAAGCTCTTGCAAATGGACTTGAGTACGGAATTGTAAATGGTACCGGAAAAGACATGCCAATCGGAATGGCACGCCAGGTAGGAGACGGAGTGAACGTTGTGTCCGGAGAATATCCGGAAAAAGAGACTATCAAAATGACAGCTCTTGATATGATCCAGCTTGGAAATGTTACATCTATCATGGCAAGAAACAGCAAAGGCCAGGCAAGAACAGTAGATAACCTGATTATGATCGTAAATCCGGTAGATTACTGGAAACGAATCCTTCCGGCAACACGCGCAATGTCTCCGGACGGAGTATATGTTTCAACACTTCCGATTCCTCTGGAAATCATCCAGTCGGCAGCAGTTACAGAAGGAACTGCAGTATACGGAATGGCCGGAAAGTATTTCCTTGGCGTAGGAATGTCCAAAAACGGAAAGATTGAGTATTCAGATGAATACAGATTTCTGGAAGACGAAAGAGTATATCTTATCAAATTATACGCTCATGGATTCGCACTGGATAACAATGCTTTTGTCGTTCTGGACATTACAGATCTGCATCCGGTTCGCTTCGAAGTTGTAAGTAAACAGGAGGAGCACGTAGATAATGCACTGCTGTCTGACCTGAGAATCGGAGGATTAACCCTCTCACCGAAATTTGACAGCGACACAAACACATACACAGCAAAAACAACAACTGCAACAAATACAATCACAGCGTTCCCGAAATCAGGAACAGCAGCAATTGAAATTACTGCGGGATCCAGCAAAGTAACAAACGGCGGAAAGATCACATGGACCGCCGGAGCAAATACCGTAACTGTTAAAGTCACAGACGGAGAGCAGACAAAGACTTATACCGTAACTGTAACCAAGGAGTGATAAAATGAGTGCTATGTCAGAAAATGATTTATCAAAACTTCTGGAGGAGGTCAGAAACTATCTGGACATCACCTGGGACGATCCAAAAGGAGATGAAAAGCTCCAAGGAATGATAAAAAGAGGCATGGCATCATTAGCCGGAAAAATAGGGGAGTGCGATTTCCTGGGGGATACTCAGGAAAGGACACTCCTTTTTCAGCTTGTAATGTATGAGTATTCTGGAGAGCTGCAGCAGTTTTGGGAAAACTACAAAAGTGAGGTTATTGGACTGCAGATAGCAAAGAAGGTGGAAGAATATGCCAAGAGCCAGGCGTAAACAGTTTGAAACGTTTACAGACGGGATACTCAGTATCTGCAAAACAGAAGACAGGGTGATCGTAGACACGAAGCTCAAGAACATTCGCTTCGGAAACCGAACAATCGGAGAGAGACGATATTTTGACGCACAGACAGCAGGAAATAAAATAACAAAATTGTTAAGCATTCCGGCAGCAGTGCTGAACAGGGAAGATATTGAAGCTCTTGACATTGTTATCATTGATTCACAAAGCGGCTGGCTCTGGGATCCATTCGATTTTGAGAGAGACGAGATTATCAATGAACATAATCCGGCAATGTACAAAATAGTGCAGATTCAGGAGAAATTTGACGCTACACCACCTGCAATATATCTGTCACTGGAAAAAATCGTACAGTTGTATAAAGACAGGAGGAGCGACAATGGCGGATAGTATCAGAATTGATGATCTGGCAGCAGAAATAAATCGCCTTGTTAAAGACTATGGAAAACAATGCGCTGAGACAACGAAGGAATGCGTAAATAATGTTGCAAAAAAGACAGTATCAAAGCTGAAACAGACATCCCCGGTAAAAACCGGACCGATTCACAAAGGATAGAAGAAAACTGTTGTGAAAGAAAATTCTACAAGTTTAGTTATTGCGATCCACGATACAAAATACTCCCTGGTGCATTTGCTTGAAAAAGGACATCAGAAAAGAGGGGGCGGAAGGGTAGCCGCAATCAAACATGTAGAACCTGCAGAACAGGCAGCAATAGCAGAGCTGGAAAGGGAGATCACGTCAAGGCTATGATGTCAGTTGAAAATATCAAAGAAATGTTGAATGAAATCGGCTTGCCATATGAATACGATCATTTTTCAACTCATAACTGGATAGAGCCGCCCTTTATCGTATGGAGGATTCCGGAAAGTGATAATTTTCATGCGGACGGAATTACATACGCAAAAATCGACGTTCTGAATATCGAATTGTATTCAGACGAAAAGGACTGGAACAATGAAAAGAAGATAGAGGACATCCTGGATAAGTATGGAATCACATACGATAAGACAGGAGAATATCTTGATTCAGAAAAAATGTACGAAGTTTTATACGAAATGGAGGTATAAAGATGGGTAAAAAAGATAACAAAGTTAAGTACAATCTTAAAAACGCACATTACGCATTGCAGAATGAAGGAGAAGATGGAACAATTACTTTTGAAGTCCCGAAAGCGATTCCGGGATCTGTATCCATATCACTTGACGCAAATGGAGATATTTCACCGTTCTATGCAGACGGAATCCAGTATTATGTGTCGGCTGCAAACAACGGATATGAAGGAGATACAGAATTTGCATTAATTCCGGATTCTTTCAGACAGGATGTCCTGAAAGAAAAGAAGGACGAAAAAGGTGTGCTGCATGAAATCAGTGATTCTACGGATACACAGAAATTCGCATTTTTGTTTGAATTTGATGGAGATCAGAAAGGAATCAGACGAGTTCTCTACAACTGCACAGCTACCAGACCGTCAATCGAATCCGAGACGAAAGAAGATAGTATTGAACCTGGCACAGAAACAATTACGATCAGCAATGCTCCACTTCCGAACGGACGGGTAAAAGCTCAGACAACGGTAGACACAGACGACGCTGTGTATAGCGGATGGTATAAGACAGTGTACTATCCAGAAACAATCACAGAAGCAACGCAGGCTGTTAATGTAGATAAAAAAGCCGCAGGAGAATAAGGATGCTGACAAAAACAATTAAAATTGATGATAAAGAGGTGCTTTTTGCCGCTTCTGCTGCAATTCCGAGAATTTATCGGATTCAGTTCCGGAGAGATATTTTTCAGGACATGGCAAAAATTGAAAAGTCCGTAAAAAAATCACAGGATAAGCAGACTGAAACGAAGGTGTCCGAGTCGGACATCCCTATCGAGGATTTAGAGATGTTCGAAAACGTCGCATTCGTAATGGCAAAACACGCAGCACAGAAAAAGGGACAGGATTTCCCGGAAGATGTATACGACTGGTTAGATCAGTTTGATACATTTTCGATTTACACAATTTTCCCGGAGATTGTAAAACTCTGGAACCTGAACCAGCAGACACAGGCAGAAGCAAAAAAAAACTTCGACCAAGTAGCCGGGAAATGACGACACCTCTATTCCTTCTCAGGTGCGCGCAAGTTGGAATAAGTATCCAGGATTTAGACCTTCTGACAGTAGGTCTTGTCCTGGATATTTTTACGGAAAAAAATAACGACGACTATAAATGGCCGAAAATGGCAACTCAGGAGGATATGGATAAATTCTAAACGGAGGTGATAATTTTTGTCCAAAGGCCGCGACATAAGGGGACTTACGATTGAAATTGGCGGCGATACCACAGGACTACAAAATTCACTTAAAAATGTAAATTCACAGATAAAGACCACACAGGCACAGCTGAAAGATATAAACAATCTGCTGAAACTGGATCCTACGAATGTGGAATTATTACAGCAGAAACAGAAAGCGCTTGCTGACGAAATCGAAAGCACGAAAGAAAAGCTGGAAACCTTAAAGACTGCAGAGCAGCAGGCACAGCAGCAGTTTGCAGAGGGAAAAATCTCCCAGGAACAGTATGACGCTCTGAAAAGAGAAATCATTGCAACCGAGGAGAGTTTGAAGTCTCTGGAAAATGAAGCGAAGAATGCACCTACTCAGATGCAGCAGTCGCTTGATGGTCTGAATGCAAAAATAAATACTACACAGACAGAACTCAAAGAAATTGATAAGTTGCTGAAACTGGATCCTACGAATGTGGAATTATTACAACAGAAACAGAGAGCGCTGTCTGATGAAATCGGAAACACAAAAGAAAAGCTGGAACTTCTGAAAAACGAAGAAGGGGAAGTACAGCAGAAATTCCAGGAAGGAAAAGTATCCCAGGAACAGTATGACGCTCTGAAAAGGACAATTATAGAAACAGAACAGAGCCTGCAATCACTTGAGAATGAAGTTGACTGCTGCATCAGGATGAGCAGAGTCTTTGACTTTCAGATCTACCTTGCCAT